AATGAGAAAATGGGTTGCTTTGGCTGATATAAGCCATAATGATCTGTTTCGAAAAATGTATGACGAATCGACAGCCTATCTAAAGGGGAGTTCAATTCCTCAACTCGTCTTGATAGTTTCTAAGTATCAGTATCAGTCTTCCTTTGCAAACGATCAAGAAATAAACACTGTTGCCTGTCTTACTGAAATAATGGCGGATTGTGTATTCATATGAATGTTTTTGATTATGTTAAGTCGATAACCTATCTTAAACAAGAAACCGAAGACTTATCAGGTTATGTTCCTTTTATTGTGAACAAGGCTTTATCTTACTATCCTGACACTATATTTTTTGCAAATGAGATTAATATATCACAGAATATTCCTGAAAAAATGCAGTATTTGTTCCTACTAAATAGTATATCTAAGGCTAAAAGATTTTCAAAATGGGAGAAAAAAGAAAAGATTGAAGATTTTGAGGCTGTTAAATTGTATTTTGGCTACAGTGATGAAAAAACAAAACAAGTTATGAAAATTCTAAATGTAGGACAAATTGAAGTTATAAAAAATAAATTAAAGGGAATTAAAAATGAGTGATATAATTGATACGTTCGTAGAGGTTTATTTAAAAGAAAAAGACGATTTTTTAAAAATTAAAGAAACCTTGACTAGAATTGGTGTGGCGTCCAAAATGGAAAAGAAGCTAACTCAATCATGTCATATCCTTCATAAGCAAGGTAAATACTATCTTCTTCATTTTAAGGAACTTTTTGCTCTGGATGGAAAGTCAACTGATTTTTCAGATGATGATAAAGCAAGAAGAAATTCAATTATAAAACTTCTTGAAGAATGGGAACTTTTAAAAGTTGTAGATTCAAAAAAAATAGAAAGTCCTATTGTTCCAATTTCTTTTATAAAAATAATTTCACACAAAGAAAAGAAAGATTGGATTTTGTGCAGTAAGTATAATATTGGTAAAAAGAGATAAATATGTTTCAGAATTTATGTTATGTACGTGAACAAGTTGTTGACAATGTAACTAATTGGCTGTGGATTAAAGATGAAAAGGGACTATGGGAAGGGCCTCATGAAGAATGGCCAGTGCATAAAGAATTTTGGTACTCTTTTATTCCAGAGAAAAAAGTTGTAATACAAGCAGGGGGTGCTTTTGGCATGTATCCAAGACTGCATGCTAACTATTTTCAAAGAGTTTATACCTTTGAACCTAACCCTTTATCTTTTTTTGTATTGAATAATAATTGTCAATTGCCAAATATATTCAAATTTAATTGTGCTTTGGGTAAAACTCCATGTTTTATTGCTTTGAATATAAGTGATAGAGAAAATATGGGAACTCATTCTATAGTAGAAACAACGAATAACCATGTTCCAATGTTGACTATAGATTCATTTAATTGGGACAGGGTAGATTTTATTCAATTAGATGTTGAATGCTATGAAAAGAATGTTATAGAAGGTGGAATGAAAACGATAGAAAAATTTAAACCAGCAATTTCTGCTGAATTAGGAGAATCTCTTATTGAAATCCTAGGTCCGTTAGGATATAAAAGAAGAGGTAAAACTGGAGCAGACACCTTATTTTCTGTTGATGCTTGATGAAAACAAAAAATAAATATTTGTTACATTACATAATTTTATTTTGTATATTTACATTTGTAGCGTATAATGTGAAACTTATGCTTCATACAAATGAAAAACATAATTGTGATGATTTGTTGCAGAACAACTACAAGGAGTAGCAAATGGAAAATAAACTTACAACTAATTTTACTCTAGCAGAGTTGACAAAAAGTGTTGTTCCAGAAAGATTGAAGCTTGACAACACTTGTCCTTCAGAAGAAGTTTATAATAATTTAAAAAATTTAGCTACTAAAATTTTAGAGCCTGTAAGAGAACGGTTCTATCAATTTAAAGTTACTTCTGCTTACAGATCTCAAGAAGTAAATCAAGCAACTTCAGGTCATCCTGATAGCCAGCATATGAAAGGTTTAGCTGCTGATTTTGAAATTGGAGGATCAGATAATTATGAGATTGCAAAATGGATAATGAATTCTCTTGATTTTGATCAGTTAATTCTTGAACATTATGTTCCCGGTAATCCTGATTCTGGATGGGTTCACTGTTCGTATATCTCAAAAGAAAAAAACAAAAGGCAAGTATTAACAGTAACTCCAGATCAAAAAGCATATTCAGGGCTTGTGAGATAACAATTTGAAAAATATTATGTTTTATACGCAAGTGGTTCCTCACTTTGGGAATCTTCTTGTTCGTGGATATGTGAACGGGAAAAGGTTTAACGAAAAAGTTAACCCCTCTCCATATATTTTTGTTGAAGCTAGAAATGGTAAGCCGACTGAATATAAAGATTTCAAAGGACAGACGCCTCTTTCAAAAATAACTTTTGATTCCTTAAAAGAGATGAAAGAGTTTATTTCAAGGTATGAGGACGTTGAGAATTTCAAAATACATGGAAACAGTAAGTTTCAGTATGATTGGATCTCAGACAACTATCCAGAAAATATTCCATATGATATGGATTCCATTTCTATTGTATCTTTGGATATTGAGGTTGCATCTGATGATGGATTTCCAGAACCAGATACTGCTTCAAAAGAAGTTACTGCCATAACACTTTCCAAAAGAGGAAAATACTACGTATTTGGCTGTAAAGATTATAAAGTACAGTCAAATGATGTAAAATATTGTAAATGTAAGAATGAAAAGGAACTTTTGCATAAGTTTCTAGACTTTTGGAAAGTATTAGACCCAGATATTATTACAGGATGGAACTGTGAATTATTTGACATGCCATATCTGTATAATAGAATAAGTAACGTATTGACCAAAGAAGATGCTGATTCTTTATCCCACTGGAATCAGGTTTCAGAAAAAGAAATCAATCAAAAGTATGGAAAAGGTATTGTAAAAAATATCTTGGGTGTTACCATTCTTGATTATATGGTTCTGTACAAGAAGTATTCAAATACGCCACAGGAAAACTACAGACTTAACACTGTGGCATCACACGAATTGGATGTCGGTAAGATTGATTATACAGGTTCTCTTACTGACTTGTACAAAACAGATTATCAGAAGTTTATAGACTACAACATTCGAGATGTTGAATTGATAAACATGCTTGATGACAAACTCAAGTTTATTGAATTGACATGTGCTATCGCATACGATGCCAAGGTCAATATTTCTGATGCACTTACAACTGTTACTCTTTGGGATGTTATCATTCAAAATTATCTTAAAAAGAATAATAGAATTATTCCATTTCAGAGTTCAGGAAAAGCTGCTGATGGTAATTCTATTGAAGGTGGTTATGTGAAAGATCCACAGGTTGGGTTTCATGAGTGGGTAGTTTCATGGGATTTTGATTCACTGTATCCTCATATTGCCATGATGTTGAATATTTCACCAGATACTTTTGTAGAAATGAATGATGAAGGATCAGTTGATTTGATTCTTGAAAAAGGATTTTCTTCTAAATTTCAAAAATATATTAAAGAGGATAATCTTTCAGCAGCACTGAATGGTGCAACATTCACTCGAAACAAAGTTGGATTTTTTTCCGATTTGATGAAAACTATGTATCAGGATAGGCTGAGATACAAGAAGTTAATGTCTGATGCAAAAAAACAATATCAAAAAACACCATCCGATGAATTGAAAAAGAAGATGGTGAAGTATAATGCCTTTCAGTATGCTAAAAAAATTCAACTGAATAGTGCATACGGTGCATTAGCAAATTCATATTTTAGGTGGTTCAATAATGATTTGGCAGAAGCTATAACTAAAACCGGACAGTATTGTATCAGATATATTGAAAAGAGAATGAACGAATATCTTAATGAAAAAAACAAAACCAAAATAGATTATGTTGTTGCTTCTGATACTGACTCTGTTTATGTCAAGTTCTTCAAAAAAGACAAAATTAACGAAGAGGAAATGAACAAAAACATTGATTTATGGTGTAAAGAAATATATGAAAATCTTAATGCTTTTGATGGTGTTCTGAAAATGAAAAGAGAAGCGATTGCTTCTTCTGCTATTTGGACTTCAAAGAAGCACTATGTTCTAAACATGGTTGATCTAGAAGGAGTTGTCTTCTCAGAACCTAAACTAAAAATGATGGGAATAGAGGCTATTAAGTCATCTACTCCTACAGCAGTAAGGTTTGCTCTTATTGATGCAATAAAAATTGTCATGAATGATGATCAAGAGAAGTTGTTCGATTACATCAATAGTCTTAACAGGATATTCAAAACAAAAAATTACGAGGACATATCTTTTCCAAGATCAGTAAATAACCTACTTAAATACAAGGATTCAAATACTATTTGGTCAAAAGGTGCACCTGTGCACGTTAAAGGGGCATTGGTGTATAATCAATTTGTAGACAATATGAAAATGAAATATCCAAAAATATCTGAAGGAGATAAAATTAAATTTTGCTATTTGAAAATGCCCAACCCTCTCAAATCAGAAGTTATAGCTACACCTAATGAGTTGCCGGAAAAGTTGGGGTTGTCTGCATATATAGATTACGATACTCAATTCGAAAAAGCATTTTTACAGCCTTTGAAGGTTATAGCTGAACAGAGAAATTGGAAAGTTGAAAGAAGGAGTACATTGTTTGACTGAAGATGATTTTGGTTTTACATTAGAGAATGAAAGTGAGTTGAAAAAGGTTGAAGTTATTGATACCAGAGCAAAAGAAATCTGGAAAATAATTGAACCTTTTCTTGACAATCTTATGAAAAATCCCGAAAAAGATGTCATTAAATGGCCGGGACAAGTTAGAGTGAAAGTTATTACAGAAGTGAAACAAAAAATACAAAAGATTATGGAGGATTAATTAAAAAATGAACAAGGGGTTTTTACATGAAATCGTTGATTTGGATGATCCATTTACTGCTTTTGCCGATGACCTTAATGACGATATTTCTTCTATGGGTTATATTGACACTGGCAGCTACATTCTCAACGCTGCTTTCTCAACTAGCATATTTGGTGGCATACCTAATAATAAGGTTGTTGCTTTTGCAGGAGAATCAGCCGTTGGGAAATCTTATTTCGCTTTGGGCATACTCAAGAACTTCCTTTCAGAAAATGAAGGAGCAGGAGGAATTTATTACGAAACAGAGGGCGCTCCAACACAAGTTATTAAATCGAGAGGTCTTGACGCAGGACGAATTATTGTTTCTCAACCAAATACAATCGAAGAATTCAAAACAAATGTAATGAAAGTTTTGAAGAAATATGAAGAATTAGACGAAGAGTCAAGAATGCCTCTTATGATTGTTTTGGATTCTTTAGGGCAACTATCTACAAATAAAGAAATGGAAGACGCTGTAGATGGAAATAACGTAAGTGATATGACTCGTACCAGAGCAATTAAATCTGCTTTTAGAACGATCACTTTGAAGCTGGCAAAACTTAAAGTTCCTCTAATTCTTACAAATCATACATACACTGCTATAACGAAATACGGAGCACCACAAG